GCTACCACTTTCTGTAAGTCAGCGTTAGCTTGATTCATGTCATCAAAGCATAGTATACCTGTATCAGGGTGGTCACTGCCTACTGCAGGATACCAATGTGGTAGTGTATGTTTGATAGTACCATCAGTTTGTGGCATAGGTATACCAAAGTCCTCTACCAACATGGTTGGCATATGCACTTCAATAAAACCTACCCCCATTTCATCAGCAACTTCACGACAAATGGTAGTCTTACCACCCCCAGGTTTGCCCTCTATAGCTACTGTCCTCTTTATCTTAAACAAATCCTTTAGGGTTTGCTTTAGTAGTTTCGCTCTCATAGTTTACTCTCCTATGTGTTGTTATATTCCCACAGCATGTGGAAAATTCTTTGCTTGGCTCGACAGTTTGCCACGACTCAGCCGAATCGCAAAACCGAGACCTCTTTTAATATTAAAATGTTAATTTAAATAAAGGGATAGATAGTATGAATAAAATGCTGGAACGATACAGCACTACCTATCCCCAACCTATTGCTAGGTGTTATTACTTAGCTCGTTCTTAAACCATATGTCTTGACATTCTTTACTGCATGTCTTGTATCCCTTTCTTATTCTGCCTACCTTTATTCTTTTACCACACTTGCAATACCTATTCCTCATCTCAAGTTCCTTAACCTCTTGGCTTTCCCACCTAATGCCATCATACTTGGATGTGTTGGCACTACTTCTTCTTCTTGTGTAGGTATCTGATTCTTCAGGGAATGCAGGTAGTAAGTCATTAGCTACTGCAGATATACCTTGCTCTTGTATATCCCTAAGTAATATCTTAGTGTCTAAGTCACACTCTTGTGTTTGGTTTACATGGTCAATGTATCTTGAGTCATTGACATTATTGATAGGGCTATATCCAACTCTTTGTTTTCGTGGAAATATCCTATTGTTATTTTTCTTACCCATACTTTAACCTCTCGTTCAATTCATTAAGGATAGATAGGCGTTATACTAGGCTCTCTTCGTATAATCTTGCTAAGGCAGTACCCTACTGTACAATAGGTTTCTAATGTTTTACGCCTACGCCTTACCTATCTACCCCCTTACCTATATCCAATGCTATAAGTAATTCTTTAAGGATAGGTAGCCCCTCTTTGTACATTGGTTTACTATCCGATAGAGTGCATTTAATCTACCTATCCCATTAATACTCAACTTTCACCCATACCTGTTAGTGTCATTGTTAATAGGAATCCCACATCTAGTTAAGGTATGTTCCCACCTAACAGTATTAATTCTTTAAGGCGAGGATTTGGTACGCACTTGAATTTAGTCCTCATTAAGTATTCGTGTTGCAACTAAAACCACAATACACCTTGTTAATCCATTAAGGATAGATAGGCGTGGGACTTGCCCTACTTTGCCACTATCTATCCCATGTCTATGTCCATAACTCATAGACTATTTGTTTTATTATCTCTTAGCGTAAGCCTATCTACAACCTTTCGTGTATAGTTATCCATGCTTACCCCCCTTGTTATTAATCCCTTTTAAATCTTCTCTATTGCTAACTACAATGTAGTTAGACTTGTGCATAGGCACTACTGTAAACTTCCGATTACGTGCCTCTACCTCACCACATGATAGGCATGTATCATAGCCTAACGATACCCTACCTTGTAGCACATCATTCTCACCACACAGTACACACTTAGTCATAATGTTATCCCCATGTATACCATAGACAGAGACACTACTAGTCCACTAGTCCATGCTATTATAAATGCTATCTCACCATGTTGAATGAGCTTAACAAAGGCATAACCTAAACCTATTAGGCATATGACTGCTAGGCTTGTGTATATAATAATAATTAAATCAATCATAATGTTTACCTCAATGTGTTGTGATAAAGGGGACATCAGCTGTCCCCAATATCGGTTGTAATGGTTATGCTATAACTGTTTCTTAGCAGTAGCCATAATGTCAGCATAGGATAACTTAGTATCAACTTTGCCATTGGCATTACCTTTATTACCAAAGTGTATGTATGCACTACCCCATCGGTTTAGCCTACATGAATACTCAGTAGGGTTAGTATCTTTGGGTGGAGTCCATGTCATCAAGTCTCGTTTAAGAACTTGTGCCATAGCTAATCCATGTGCCATGATAGTTTTGATATCAGTGTTGATATAACTATCAGGTGTATCCTTACTGCACATGCTAACCTTAATGCTAGGTGTACCTTTGTGTGTAGTGTTCTTGAACTCTACATAGAATGTTTTATCTTCGCTCATAATGTCGTCCTATCCCCATAAGGGATGTTAATTATACTCGCTAAAGGGCTAGTCCCTCTCGCTGAGTGGACTCAGTTTGCCACCGATTCGGCAAATCGCAAAACCGAGCCGAGCTTTCTAAACCTATAGTGTAGATAATGTAGCAGATAGTATCTATGTAAAGTATGCAGGTATATGGGTACAATTAGATAGTTTATCTCTATAAGAATCAATAAGTTAGCATTAACTATCTAGTTTATCTAGTTTTTACAGGACAATAAGTCGCTCCGAAATTAGAGATATCTTAAGATAACCTCACGTGAAAGGGTATTATATAAAAAAAACTATATAGTCTAGATAGTTTAGATAGTTATGGATAACTATATGGCTTACATATGGCTAAACCTATGGGATTGTAAGGTTTTAAACGTAAAGTTTACCTATCTAGAACATGTAAAGTAATGTCAAGTTGTAGCTAGATAGTTTAGATAGTGTTAACTTTACGATAACCCCCCCAATTAGTAGCTGTATTATCGCCCAGATTAATCGCGAGCCTAAACCCCCCGACCTGTGGGCTATATATAAATAAAAAAATTAAAAGAATTGAGCAGTTTATACACTTGCTCAGGTGTTATATGTTATTTAGATTGGTTAAGGATTAGATATCTACTGTCTAAGTTAGCTTTAAATATCCATTGCTTTCTATCTAAATGGTTATCAAATGTTTTCTTACAGAATCTACGTTTGTATAAGTATTCTATAGAACATTCTCTTTTAAATATACTCATTGTATTACCTCGTATGTTATTATTTAGTTTACTCCTTTGAGCAGTTTATACACTTGCTCAGGTGTTTCGTGTTACGCTAATTTAATAACACGTTTCTTGGTAGAATTAGAAGGTTTAACAAAACATAGTTTTGGTTTACCGAACTTAGCAACGTTTAAACGCCACTCAATTCCGCCTTCTACGATGTACCTAGCCCATTTGTCAATAGTTGGTTCATCGCCTTTCAAGTCAACGTTAGTACCATCGCCTGAAAGAAATTCTGCTTTCATCAACTTACATTGATTCAGCATTTCATCATTCAACTCAGAAGCATTATCAGAATTAAATGCACCATCTGCATCTTTCTGTAATGTAATCTGATTTGAAGTATTCAATACCACAGAAACATTACCTTTATAAATTGCCATTGGACAACTCCTAAAGTAAAGAATCTCAAAGATTACGCGTGAGATATTTCGCTTGAGTTAAGTTTAGCAAACTTTACATATATACAAACCCGAGCATCATATAGCCTAATAAATAGGTAAATATAAATAATAATGACCAAAATAATCATATACAGGCAAGGGGGGTAGTCGGACTGCGTACTAACACCCCGCCCCTATATAAGTAAACCTCTCGTAACAAGAGCCAAAAAACAAAGATGTAAAGTTTGGGCACCCACCTTGACATCCCCCTTTAGATACACTATTTTTAATTCATGGACACATTACCCTTAAAACATACTAAGTGGTCTGACCGATTAGCTTTTGACATGGCATTGTTACTAGAAGGCTCAGGAGAATCTCTAGATGAGCTTAGAGCTCGTCACAGTATTACAGTTGATGACTTAGTATTATTTAATAAAGATAAAGTCTACTTAAAGAAAGTAGAGTCTTATAGAGCTGAGATTGTAGAGAAAGGTATGACGTTCAAACTAAAAGCTCGTGCACAAGCAGAGGAACTTCTGACTACAAGCTGGACTATGATACACAGCCCTGAAACATCATCAGCGGTCAAAGCCGATTTAATAAAGTCTACTGTCAAATGGGGTGGACTGGAAACCAACAATACAAACACGGAGGATGCTAGTGGAGGAGTTAAAATTACGATTAATCTCGGGGGGCAAGAGCACCCAACAACCGTCATCGACGCAGACGACTATACCGAGGACAGACCTGTCGCTATTGAAAACGCTAAGTAAGTTTGATGAAACTAACGAAGCAAAAGTTGACACGCTAGTTGAGTACGAAGATATAGCTTATGTTTTACGAGAAAGCGGGTTATCATTTAAAACAAGAATAGTTAGGCACAAGAAGGGGCCTACGCAGTATTATGTAATTCTATTGGAGGAACTATAATGGCTAAACTATGTGCAAAAGGCAAAGCGGCAGCTAAACGTAAGTTTAAAAAGTACCCGTCAGCCTATGCAAACATGTACGCATCAGGCGTATGCTCAGGCAGAATAAAACCTGGAGGTAAGAAAAGTGGCACAAAAAGGGCTAAAAAAGTGGGTAGGTGAGAAGTGGGTTGATATAGCTAACCCAAGGTCTGACGGCTCGTTTCCTCCATGCGGTAGGAGCAAAGGAGAGAAAAGAAGTAAGTATCCTAAGTGTGTACCGTCTGCTAAAGCAAGAAGTATGTCATCAGGTAAAAGACGTGCGGCGGTTAAACGCAAGCAGTCTAAGGACAATTCATCTAAAGGTAAGCCTGGGTACGCAAAAACGTAATGGATATAGACTATACACCATCCAAGATATGTAAAGAATTTATGATGTCTGATGCAAGAATGCGGACATTAATGGGACCTGTGGGGTCAGGTAAGTCGGTAGCTTCTACCTTTGAGGTTATAAGAAGAGCCACTATGCAAAAACCTAACAAGCAAGGCATACGCAAATCCAGAGCTGCTATTGTTCGTGAAACAGCTAGACAACTACAAGATACAACAATTAAAACATTCCACGACTGGTTTCCGCCAGGAGTATGTGGTACGTACATGAGAACAACAAAGACTTTCTTTTTTAAAGTAGGCGATGTTGAGTGTGAGATTATGTTCAGGGCATTAGATGATTCAGATGATGTGGCTAACTTGAACTCACTTGAGTTAACATTTGCATGGTTCAATGAGTGTCGGGATATTAACCCAGACATTGTAGATGCCATGTCAAAACGTATTGGTCGTTTTCCATCAGCTAAAGATGGAGGACCTTCTTGGTTCGGGATGTGGGGGGACACCAACCCTCCTACAATGGATACATGGTGGTATTATCAAATGGAAAAACTCGACCCCGTAGATGGAGTTTCCCTTAATGATAATGGGTGGGATGTATTCAAACAACCGTCAGGTAGGAGTCCGTATGCAGAAAACGTAGAGAACTTGCCTGAAGGATATTACGATACACAAGGTAGGTCAGATGAATATATTCGTGTGTACATTGACGGAGAGTATGGACTAAGTACTGCTGGGCAGCCAGTGTACAAGTACTTTAGACCTGACTACCATATGGCAGACCAAACTTTACAACCCATAGTTAATGGAGTTAGACCGATTGTTATTGGTATGGACTTAGGGTTAACACCCGCAGCGGTTATAGGACAACAAGACCCACGAGGCAGAGTGCTTATACTAGACGAAGCTGTAAGCTTTGACATGGGCATACAAAGATTTATACGTACAGTTTTAAAACCTTTGATTATAGAAAAATACGCAGGCAGTCCTGTAATAATTATTACAGACCCTGCAGGAATACAAAGGGCTCAGACTGATGAGAGGTCAGCGGTAGATATAATAAAAGCCGAAGGCTTAAAGGTTATGTCAGCTAAGACTAATAATGTCTCAGCTAGACTTTCAGCGGTAGATGATTTTCTTATGCGTCAAGTAGATGGAGACTCCGCATTCTTAGTAGACCCAAGATGTTCTAGACTTAAAGCTGCGATGATGGGTGGGTATAGGTTTCATAAGAAGAACGGAAGCATAGATAAGAACAAACACTCACACGTAGCGGAAGCTTTACAATACTTAATGTTACACATCAATACAACAGCAGAAGGATTTATGATACAGAAACGTGACGTTAAATCGGTTGCGTCAGGTGGTTGGACATGATACGTTCAAATAAAGTTGCTTTACTCATTTGTGCGACTTGGTAACTATTTTCCCTCATATGTATAGTTACTGCCTTTCTGGTTCCTCTGTTATTCATGATTAGACAGGGGAACCTTTTTATAGTATGGTTAAAATTATTTAAGGAGGTAAACTATGCCTGGGTATAAAATGAAAAATGGTTCTAAGAACTATATGATTAAAAGTTACGAGAAGGGTGGACTTGTCGGAACGAAAGAATATAAAGACGGTAAGCTTGTTGTTGCTATGGCACCAGTGACAGAAGACTCTAAAATAAAAATGTCAGCAAAAGATTTAGTAGATAGATACGGAGAAGATGAAGCACGAGCTTTACTAGATACAATTAAAAAAAGTAATGAAAATCCTAATCTGTCTCCTGAGCCTCTTACAAGAGAGTTAGAGAATAGAGCTAAATCTAGAGACGATAAACCAAAATAAGATATGGTATTACAAGTAATAGGTAACGAAGAGCTCGTTAA